TCCATGAAATTTATAGTTTTTCAAAAACCATTTAAGCATCCACTCAGTGTTTTCATCACAACCAATTAAAAATGCTCTTGGAAATATTTTTCTTTTAGACATCTGCTATCTCGTACTTGTCATCGTAATTATGTTTTGCTAAACAACCTGTGTTATTTTGAATCGTAGAGAAGGTATCTCTTGCTTCACAAACCCACGGATAATATTCTTGTAACCATGGGAAGTTTCTATAATGAATGTATATATCAGTTGGTGCCGCACGACCCTGCGCAGTTTCTACTAATGCCCACGCTCCTTCTGGGCGAATAATATATCCATGCGCTCCACCAAAATATGCCTTTTGACGCAGAGGTCCGAACCCGATCATTTCCGGAGTTTGAAAATCACCATAAGAAGGTCTTGATATAGTAGCAACCCTTCCTGTAAATTTATCAACGGGAATTCTACCTGTTACTACAGCATCATGTTCAAAAATGACGGTCGGTTTACCTGACGTGATACACTGTTCCCAGATAGAATAATGTGACATAAATGCTGCCATAGCATTTAGTTTGCGTGAATATTTTTCCTCAAATTCGTTATGGTTGATGCCACGTGCAAGCATCATATCTTTTGGAGTATCTTTAGGAGTAACCCCATAAAATTTATTTACAACGATTTCACCGTAGTCCCTAGCAGTACGGATACAACGATTTGCTGCTTTTTCTGATTGTTCGTGACCAGCGATAGTGATCACATATGCTTCATATTCTAACATAATCTAACTCGTAGTGGTTGATTGCAGTCCTTGAACTTTAGTATAAAACTCTCTTGTAACACCCATATTAGGAATCAGTTGCCTACACATCAACGCATCGTTTGGCCATGCCCCATATTGATTTGCTGCGTCAATCAAAGACTTTGCCCCTTCAGGTTTAATTATATATGCGCTGTTTCCAGCGAGACCTTGAGGAACTTGCTGCTCATCAATAACAGGTATCGGTTGAATCTCTTGAGGTTTTTCCAAGATCATATCATGATACTGACGTGCTTTCCTAGTTGCCATTAATGGATTGTTCAACCCAATTATACTATATTTTGACTCTAAAATATAGTCATAATCTAATTTTTTTATAAACTGAGCATCATGTTCTAAAACTAGGATAGGTTCGTTTTTATCATAACACTGATGCCATAATCTATAATGACTCATGAAACAGGCGATGCGTCTTTCTTGAACCTGAGTTGCATAGGCACGTAGAGTAAGACCTGAAGCGAAGTCAATCTTTTCACCCTGCCATGGATAAGTCCATTTGAGTCCAGCACCTCTAAGAGTAACCTGAGCAAACTCTTGAGTCGTTGCTTCAAACTTCTCTACTTCAAAATCGTTTTTTACTTTTTTAGATGATTCTGTTAGAGTCTTAAAACCATTTTCAGATATCTCTAACCCATGAACTACAATAGCACAGTGTCTCATATCAACTCAACATTATATCCCTGATTGATCCACCTATACGTCACCCCTGTACATCTATTTTTAGGAACGTAAATATGGACATCCTCTTTCGGTTTAATTGTATGCGCAAAATGACTCATACCGCTATCAATACCGATATGAAACTTTGCGTTGTGAATTATGTAGGCAATCTTATCAAGACCTAAATGCTCTTGACCACCAACATCAACGATAGGAAGATTATACTTTGCTTTTACTCCATCCATTATCTCTTTAGTGTAACCGCATTTCTTAGAAAATGGAACTGTTTGTATCGTTGCGTATTCTACACCAGGAATATGAGTTTCGCTGAATCGCTTTGGGTCAAGTTTAACGTAAGGAAAATCAGGATAGCAATGTAAAATATTGAAGCGATTATTTTGATCATCCCAGTTCTTTCCAATCCGTTCGCTATACCCTTTACCAGTTTTCCACTCATACTTTGACATATCATGATTAATCATCTTGACGAAAGGTTTATATGCACTATGCATCTTCGGGCAGTGAATAGTTGCTTCATCAGTTTGAGCAATTAAATTACTGACCTCACATATCATATCACCGAAACCTGAGCGACCTGCCTTTACGTCTTTATCACGAAAGATATCCGTTCCAATAAAGTCGGTGCCGTCACCCCACGCTCTCGTCACAAAGTTCATTTTACACCAACTGCATAAAAGGCATTATTTAAATCAGGACCAGAAGTCCAGACGTTCTCATATTCCCTTGCGGTGAAATAGTCTCTTAGATAAGTAGGAGTCAAGATATTAACGTGCTTCCTATTATTCCAAGGACGCCAATATGTTTGACTGTAATGAGGAAGGTAAAGGAAAATCACACCACCCTTTTTAATCTTAGTTCCCCAATAATCAAGAACCCCCACCCAATCATTCAGATGCTCTAGGCAATGTGAACTGAAAATATAATCCAGATCATCATGTGGAATATTCATAGCATCAAAGTCATTCATAGCAGGGTCAATAGGATATGCGCCAGGATACTTCCATTCATCCTTCATACATCCTACATCTACACCTTTACCCTTACAAAAGTGTTTAGCGAAAGGAATAGCGAACTGAGCAGCATTACCCTCTGCTTGAAATATTGGATATGACTTACCGTCATGCTCTATTGTGTCGACCATGTGTTTTTTGTTGCCCCTGTATCAAAATCAAAACCAAACATATCAATATCATCCTTGTACCAATCAGCGACGATTTGAATCGTTTCAGGTGTATATATGTCCTTATATGTTCCAGTGTTTACTGCTGTCACGTTTCTAGGATCTAACTTTTTTGTAATACCAAAATATTTTCTTACTTCATTATCAAGATTTTCAAAACGTAGGATATCAGGTTTAATCATTTCCTGTACTGGATCCCAAACATAATCGAGTTGGTTATACCAACCACGAATCGCTCGGTGCCACATATATTCTACACCACCCCACTTATGCCTATCTTCCAAGAACTCTTCAAAGGAATCAATAGGATGCTTTCCTACAGGTTCTTTTTGTTCTACTTCAATCACTTTTTTTGCAAAAAAATATCTCGAAGCAACTCTGTCCCATGGATTTCTAATAATAGCAAACGAACTATGCGCTTCAACCAAACTGCGTTTACAGTCTCGCCAACGAGCATGTTCAAACCCATGATGATCACCTATCTTGTTCATTTGCGCTAAGACTGCTTGACTATACTTTTCACTCTTATGAACTTTGACACCAGCAGGCATGACAACCTTACTGAGCATAGGAGACCTGCGAATAGTCATACCTGCATTTTTTGGAATATGAATAAAAACTTTTTTAAGAAACATGTTTCATCAACTCTTCAACATTTTCACCTTTTTGCGGCAGTTTATCTTTTAAGAAAAAATGAACGAAATAAGCATTACGAACATCTTTTTCACTGACCGCTGTAAACAAAGTATTAAACCTCCAGTCAAGAGGTTGCTCTACCATCTTTTCTTTTCTGACCCAGTAATTAAGTAAAGTCTGATCAGTAGACCATTTCCATGCCCCTTGCCCGTCAACAAAGTCTTTGAACTCAGGTCTCTGAATAAACTCTTTACCAGTATCGCCACGCAAATACTTAGTGATGTTCTTATTCATCACCATCAAACCCATATTATAAAAGCGACCACCTTTGTTACCGAAGTCCCAATCAATACCCTTTAAGGATTGATATTGCATCTTCGTGTAGTTTTTGAGTTTGCTTATGTACCATGGGAGAATAGGAAGTTCACGTTCAAGAACTCCTGCAAAGTCGGTATCACTATTGACACTTTCAAATATGTTTGGAGCGTCAGGTCTGATCCAAATGTCAGCGTCTACGATTGCAATCTGTTCATACCGATCAAAATAATCAAACGCATTTTCTTTTTCGTAAATAGGAAGGAACCCACCATACTTCTCATAAGACTCTCTACTTCTGTTCGTAGCAAAGACGTCAGGTTTGATTCGCATGATGGGTTGCTTTTGGACAACATGATCAATATTATATTTTTTACAATATTCACTAACTGATTCTACACACCAGTCGTATAATTTAGAAGGTTTACCAGTGTAAACCTGATATATCATTCTTTTCATTTATCTCCTCGGTGGAGGTGCCTTTGGTGTTGGAGGTGTTTGCCCTTTCTTTTGATATGCTTGCGCACCAAAGAAAGCACCTACAAGTGCTGATACTGAGACAAAATAAGTCGGTGCAATATCAGCAAGCAACTGCCCTGTTGTTTCATATCCAATAATATCAGCAACAACGATACCTATAGGATAAATCAAAAGACCCCACATAGCGAACCATGCCATTCGTCTTATCTGATCTTCTTTTTTATTTTCGTTGTCTGCTCTCATCATCTCAACTTCCATGTGAAGTTCTTCGTCACTGACGACACCGTCGCCGTCTAAATCATAATGCTCATACTGAGATCCTGGTTCTAGTTTCTTTTGTGCATTCACGATCGTACTCCTTAATGCTTTGAGCAATATTCATTGCTTCTTCGAAACCATTACGAAGAGAGTTCGATCTATGACCGTTCTCAATAAACCACTCTATTGTACTTATATCGGAACTAACTCGTCCTTCTTGAACTTGACATCCCATGTTAAAGTTTTTTGATAACTCTTCAAAGCGATTACGTTCTGAAAGAACAGTCATAAAATTAAGCATATTTGCGAGTCTCCAATGCATCTTCAAGTTTCAATTTAAGGTAGTCGAAGTCATCTTCGTCCGCTTGGAAGCGAATACCGATACCACCTGCAGCATCAAACCGAAGAATGTTTTCAGGTCTATCGTCAATCAAAATATTAGGACGACCATCCATCTTAGAGAAAGCATACTTATGCTTGTTAGAAGTGAAGATCATATCTTCAATCATCATAGGAGCAAACCCAGTTGCCTCTAACCAGTTGCGCTTATGGTATGCTGAGTTATACTCATCACCACGCATAGGTGAGGAACAGATACCCCACTTGATCTCTTCTTGCCATGCAACAGTCTTTACATGATCTACGATCTGTGCTGATAAGTTAGAACCGTCCTCGTTGAAGAAACAAGGGATGCGATAAAAGAAGTCAGTGTTTGCAAGTTGAGCAAACTTTACTTCCTTATCTTGAATAGACTTCCAATGATCAACATCAAAACGTCTAGCAACTTCTGAGAAAAAATCGGCAATCACGCCATCCATGTCTAAGTAAATCATGTGTACAACTCCTCTTCACATTCACGGACTAATTTAAGCATGTCAACAGCGTTTGCCATTAACAGCGATTCTTCGGGACCATACTCACCACGATCTTTCATCTTTTCAACATAATTTGAAACGGCACGTGCAAGGAACTGAGACTGAACCTTCATGCGACCGTAGTTGTATGCATAATCGATTTTAGTGGGTGCTTTGATTTCTGTAGTCATTTTTTTCTCCTCTTACCCTTATATTATACTATACTTTCTATAATAAGTAAAGGAAAAAATGACTACCCATGAAAAGTTTTTCTGCGGTGGTACTCTTCTATGGTTTCCATAAGTGTATCAGTATGCTCATCGCGATGCTCTTTGAAAACTAGAGGTTCATTGTCATCAACGTCCATAAGGATAACAGTATTAGGAACGGGAATACCAGTTCGTTCTTCGAACATGATAGCATAGGCACTCGCCTGAGCAAAGTAGTTAGTGATATTTTCACGTTTCTTTACTCGGCGAGAAGTTTTGAAGTCAATAATACTTGGAACACCGTCCCACTCTGCTATGCAATCGCAACGACCAGCGAGACCGAGATGGCGAGAATATAAAGCAGTTTCAAGACCAAAGATTCTTCCGATGTGTCTATCAAGAAATGGGCGAAGGTTTTGAAGTGATTGACGTATGTGTGGTAAAAATTCTGTCGTATCTTCATTCTTTAAATATCGTTCAACAATGCTATGTACAGCAGTACCCCGAGCACTGCTTCTATGACCGACCTGATTAGCAACGTCTTCTCCGACACGTTTTCTCCATGCTTGGATTGCTTGCTCATTTATAATGCTCAGAACGGATGTAACCGATGGATACTTAGTACCGTCAGGAGCAGTATATACCCGACCTCCCTTTGTCGTAGTAGCAGTAAGATCTTCATATCCGAGATCAACTTTAACATGTTCAAATACCTTTTCCATTCAATACTCTATCTATTTTTTCACTGTTTGCATTATTTTCTGGGATACAAAATATGTTACCCCAAGGTCTGCCGTGTTTCATAGACGCTAAGTTTGTCAAAGGTTGCCAATATTGTTGTGCAAACGATTGACATTCTTCAACATCCTTGAACGGCATGTTTTTATATAGGTAATGCTCAACATGTTCTCCTGGGGCAGCAAGCATTATAACTAAAACGAAAAATTTCATGGTATGTCATTCCAACCTATCAGACTTTCTAAAGTCTCGGGATCAAATACCACGTCGCCAGTGCCACCAGCAATAAGGCAAGTAAATCCATTATCTTGTCTTTCTATAAACGCCATAATTTCTTCTTTAGCATTATACATCATAAAGAAGTCTGCGTTGAACTTACGACCGTCATCTAAAAAAGAATTACCTCTAAAATATAAAAGAGGTTTCATTCCGTCTTTTTTAATTTGACTCAGCATCTCCATAGACTGACCACCATCTACAGGTGCACAAATTACAGGTTTTGCCATCATTTGGGCACTTGGTCCCTCTTGAGCATTACCTGCTTTTACAATGGTCAACCCTAGCACAAGACCAAGTGTAATAAAAAATATATTTTTGAACATTATTTCATTCCTAACATCTCCTTCGTCATTATGTAATCACGGAGGAAGTCTGACCTTACGATATCAGACCAGTTAAAAGTGACCACACTAAAATTCTTCAACTGTTCAATGATTCGTAAAAAACGTTGGATTCCATTTCGTTCTGCTTCATCTTTGAAGTCAGACTGATGATAGTCTCCGCTCAGGATGACTCTACAATTTTCTCCTACACGTGTGATAACAGAGTCAAGTTCGTGGAAGTTTAGGTTCTGCATTTCATCTACAATAACGATAGCATTATCTATCGTAAGTCCCCTGATGAAAGAGGTCGTAGTAAACTCCATCTGGTGACTATTTATTAGTTTATTATATGCCGAAGTATCACCAAACATTTCAACACATATTGCTTTATAAGGTGTTTCAAACACCTCTTTCTTTTCCTCTACTGAACCAGGAAGGTATCCCATATCTCTCGTTGGAACAACAGAACGAACTATAATCACCTTGTTGTAAGGTGTTTCTTTTTCTAACATTGATTCAAGAGCAAGATACATAGCAACGAAAGTTTTACCTGTACCCGCACTTCCTGCTAGTACAAGATTGTCACCGTCATCCCAAGACTTATATGCAATCTCTTGATTTTTTGTTTGAGGTTCAAACTCAAAAAGGTCGTTATAATGAACCTTTGCTTTCGTCATAGTCTTGTATCCATTTCAATTCTTGTATTAATCGCCAGTACCATTTTTTATCGTGAGGATCTTTTGCTTTCCTCACGTCATCTTTTAACTGAACTATTCGTGCAGTTATATAGTCATGCGTTGATTTTTTCTTTCCACGTCTCATGTCTTAATAGTATTACCTGCGCCAGAACTTTTTTTGATTCTACCTAAATGCTCTCGCCAATCAGACCCAGCACGTGATAACGTTCCACGCCCACCGTCAGTAGAAAATCCTGGGGTTGATAGTAATTTAGTTACATCAGGATCCTCTAAATGCTGAGCGAGTTCATCAAAGGAGCAAGTAACATCCCACTCCTCACCTGTAGAGATACGTTTAAGTGTGTACTTTGGCATTATATTAAGTCACTCCATTTTTCGAGTTTTTCTTTTTTAACATCAACTCGATCTTCCAATTCTTTCCAACTAAAAATATCAAATTGATGCATAAGTTCAAGCATACAAAGAACGTCACCTGCTTCTTCTACAATCTTAGTTCTAAGTCTTTCGTCAATATCGCCACGTCTTAGAACCTTCATACAAACCTGAGTCAACTCACCACACTCTTCAGCAGTGATTGCCATCAGTTGTTGTTGTGCATCAATTATTCTCATCCTTGAAACCCTTTCCACCAGTGAGGAGCAGCACGACCTTTTTCCCATTTAGCGAAAGGTTTCGCCGCATGATAATAGTTTCTATATGCTTGAACTGGATCACCCTTCACCATACATTCAGGATAGTGTTTCATCGCTTGAGCAAACTCAGTCAAACCACCTTTCGGTATATTACGAGGAGGTGCTTGAATAGCATAGAGTATTTCTTTATGAGTCTTGTGCATCTTATAAGGTTCTTTTTCAGTTTTGAACCTATATGTATATTCATCGCATAAAGCACGCATATGCTCCCAGTGCCAACGATAGTTCGCTTCACTTTGCATAGACCATACAGTACACGGATGAGCAGTATGAACTGCTTTATAGTATAGCAACTCTGCCTCTAAATCATCAGCACCTTCGTATAGATCCCAATACTTAACCATCGTCTTACCTGACTTGGATGGACGTTTGGTTAGTTTACCATCAAGCATACGATGTGCTGTGCACAACATCTGCGCTGATTCAACAATCATTTTAGGGATATGCTTGTCGCACATCATCTTTGCTGCACGAACAGGGTGCAAATCAAGTACAAAGATATTCATAATATGGATACTCCCACTGCCTCAACATAACATAGTTATTATACTATAAAAAAGCAGTTTCGTAAAGCATTATCTTTTTATTTTGTTTAAATTTTTATGAGGCATGTTGTTCCATAGGTTTGAGTGTTCGTACAATAAAATCCCGTTTCCTTAATATCTTTTGCGCTCTTTCGGTGAATCCCTTTTTCTCAAGTTTCTTAGCATAGATTTCGAGTTCTGAAGAGTCTTTTTTTAAACGTTGGATCTGATCATATGTCATTATTGGTTTCCTATGAAAAAAGAGTGTGCACGAAAAGGTGCACACCCTTGCTAGAGTGTTGGTAATTGATAAGAATTTGCTTTTAGGACTGGATAAGTCCTGGGAATGCTTCGTTAACAATATTCTTCGTTATCCCTTTCGGGGGATTCTTGTTCATCATACCGATGACCAACTTAGCATCTTCTGGGTGAATACCCTCAAGCATGCCAATGTATAGTCGTTCACGTTTAAACTTGGGCATATCTCTACCTTTTCCGCCACGAGCGAAATAAGCGAACTTCACGTTTTCTCTGAGTAGATTGGCAGGATGGTTAAAAGGTTCTGCAGGAGTATATGGAGGTTCACCCTCTGGTAACTCCCAAACAACCTTATCATCAAAAGAACCACGCAGGATATCCTTTAGTGCCCAAGATTCGTTTTCTTTGAGGATCTTAATCTTATCCTCTTTTTTTCTCTTTTTGCCTACATCTTGCAGGACTTCATAAACATATTTTGCCATTAGATAAATTCCTGTACGGATTCAATCAACATTTTCATGTTTTTATTTATAAGATAAGGGAAGACTAAACCCTTCTTATGCCACTGATCCTGAGAATTAAATTTTTCTATTATTTGTTTTTTCAAACGCTCAGGGGTTTTAGTAAGATCAATCAAGGTTTCGTTCCGTTGATAGTTACGATACCAAGATGCCGCATAAAGAAGTTCACCGTCAGCGAGATCTTCTTTCATAACTTCTTTCTTTTTCTTTGAAAGAGGTGTCTGCCTTCTTCCATCAACGAATACATCATCGTCTGATAGAACGTTAGGTACACCGTCACCTGCATCCCCTGTAAGGATCTTTTCAGTCAATCCGATAAGAGGTGCTTCTTCTTTATACTCTTTCTTCATCAGAGGTGAGTACTGACGGACATTAGGATAACGCTGTAGTTGTAGGAAGTCTTTATCAGCAGAGATAATCATAACATCTTCATACTGACCAAACTCTTGAGTGTTTTCACATAACGTACCAATGATATCGTCTGCTTCACACTCATCAACTTGGATTACCTTATAAGGGAAGTTGTCAAAGATTTCTTCTTTGACTCGGTGCATGATATCAAACGCACGTTCCCAATCAAAAGAATCTTCTTCACGTTTCTTTTTTCGGTTCGCTTTATACTGAGGATAGTAACCACGTCTCCAATTATTCTTACCGTCACAGCAAAGAACTAATTCACCGAACTGTTCTTTGTATTGATTACGATAGAGACGTAGACTATTCAGGATCATATGCCTGAGTAAATCTTCATCATCAACCTTATTGACAACGATAGTTGCAATCGCCAGTCCGCTATAATCTACTAGAATCATCTGTATGCTTTAAACTCCCATTCACCTATCAACCTATCAATTTTAATATCAAGACCGCTGTTTTCAATTCTTTTACGGTTATCAATCAACCAATAAAATTTTTTGTTATCAGGTGTTAATCTGAACTCTTCAAAAAACAAAATTTTATTCGTAATAATCATACCTTATCTCCTCAAAATTATAGTACATAATATTATACTATATTTTTGAAGAAAAGTAAAGTTATTTTTTGATGTGTTTGGAATGTATTTTACAACCGATGAACTCGTTGTAATAATCGTCACTTAAAAGGACATCACGTTCAAACTGAAGTTTCGCTTCATAGTAAGACATGTTGCCTTTAGTTTCGCAAAGAATGAGAATCTCTCGTTTATAGTTATCTCGTCCTTTTGACTCGACAAGTAATTGGACTTCCTTACTTGATCCAAAATAGTCTCGCCAGTCAGATTCGACTCTTGTTCGAACTCTTCGATTTCTCTTTGAATTTTTTGGTAATATCTTCGGACGCCAGAAGTTCTTTTTACCGATATATTTCTTGCCTGTATCCAGTTCTGTGATGAGATATACGAATCCCTGATATTCTTCGGGTGTTGTCTCAAAAGGTTTGTTTTCATAATACCACATACATTTATTTAGTTTTTGCCTCGTAGTAGTATTCTTCAGTGTCACCCAAGCGATACTTGTTTCCAACTTCTACCTGATAGTAATCTGTAGAGACTTTGAAGTCAGGCATCTTTGGATTTTCTGGAGTCAAACTATTATCATAAACACGCATGCGGTTATTTGGATAAAGAGCATACTGACCGTTCTCGAGTTCAATCAGATTAAATGATTTATGTTCTTCCGGAACTTCTGCAGTAGAGTAATCAACCTCATCAGATTGAGCATGGTAGTTATCGAGTGTACAAATATATGTACCATACATATTACCTTGATCACGAGTACGGATTTCAAAATCCATAGAACCAATAAACTGTTTGTAAATAGAAGTTATTCCATAGTCCATACAGTTCCAAAATTGTAAATTCGGTAACGTTAAATCAGGTGTTGGGGTTTTAGGGTCTGATACAAAAGCACTGATTGGAAGTTTATCATAGAGCGCACCATAGTGAGGAAGATATGTTTCAAAGTAAAACGCTCTTCCTGGGATAGACTTTGCTGTAACCCAGTGACCTTCAACGAACTCACCGTGGCCACTTTGGTGATCCATCAAAAATTCTTTTCTAACATAAACTTTGTTATTTGGTAAATTACATAATAGTGTAGACATTATTCTTCCGTTATATCCTCTGTTAGTGCCTCTTCCCCGCAGCAGGGGCAATACTTAGGAAAGCAATCATTATCAACTAGCACCACTGTTATAGAATCACATTCTTCGCATTCTAAGCGATACTCGTTCTCCATTCCTACCTTATTCCTTTCAGTTGCGGGATATGCTCGTAAATATCTATACCCCTTGTTAAATTCAACCACGTTGTATATTGATAAAACTGTTTTCTATATATTTTTGTATTAGTGAATCCACCAAGTTTTTCAAGATTATGAAGATTTAAATTTCTAAATTTATCTTGATTCTCAAAAAAGTATTGCATAACTTCTTGACCCAGAACAATTTCTCTTAGTTCTTCCAATTCCCTTTCAAAAAGAACTCTTTGAGGTGAAACATAATGAGGTGATGTTACCCATTTATGGAATATGACTTTATTGACTTCTGTAAGTAGGTTGTTAGCAAAGAAGTCTAAAACGTCTTTGATGTTATATATGCTGTAGATAGAATAGTAAGTTCCGACGTTTACTCTTTTTCCCGTTTCGCTGTACCAATGTTTAATATTGTTTACAGTTTGTTCAAAAGGTGTAGACCTGATATATTCATACACGTCATAGACACCGTCCATTGAAACTGACAGATAAGGTCTTCCGCCATATTTTTTGAAAAGGTCTATAAAGTCTTGTGGAATTTTAGATAAGTTCGTAGTAATAGATATTTTACAGTCAGGGTTTTTCTTTAACAACTCTTCTATAATAGTAAAGTTGTTTTTATCGGCAAACGGTTCTCCACCCTTAACATATATTTCATCTAGTTGGGGAAGTAGTTTTATAATTTTATCTAAGTTTTCCCCCTCTATCCTAGATATTGGATGCCCATAAGTACCAAACCCTGTACCACCATGAATCTTCGCTTCTTGTAAAAACCCTAGATCTAAAAGTTCTTCTTCAAGGTTTCTCCATTTTGAACTGAAATAACTTGAACAGGTCACACAAGTTTGATTACATATATTAGAAGTTGTGAACTCTAAGAATCTTATTTCACCATCATTTCTAATATGATCGTGTTGGTAAGATTCATTTAAATTATGCCATCGACTATGGGTGGTTTTAGAAACTCTTAGGCAATATTCGCATGCCTTATTCATTGTTTCAACATCATCGTTCCTGAGTTTAATCATATCAGGATGATGTTTCCAGTGTTCATTTAAGTCATCTATTTCTGATATATGACCTAAACTCCAGTCTCTATCATTTGAACAACAAACTACGACATTTCCATCAGGATTGATGGTCATGCCGTAGTTATTTATTTTACAATACATTAAAAATCAATTTCACACGCTCCACCAGCACATGCTGCTGCGGCAAGTGTGTCCACGTCTGTGTACACTTTTTCTGTGAGATCACTCTTCCAGTCAATAGGTTTAAGGTTCTTTTGAATCTTATTCCATTTATGCATTAGATAAGCGTCTTTCAAGCAGTACTCTGTTTTCTTAATGTCGCCATCAAGATAGTTTTCAGCGAACCTCTCGAATCTACGAACCCAATCTTTCTTTGCTGAGTTTTCAGATGATTCAAGTGATAAGTCCTCGCCCATACCCATAGCAGTTGCACAAGCATCCCACAGGTTATTGAAAACTTTCATTGCGTCTACGACCATACCAGAAGCAAAGATTGCTCCTTGATCATATTTAGCAACCATCTGTTCAGCATCAATCACCGCAGTGTTAGGTGCTTGGTTGTAGTCTTTATCACCTGTAGGTGCTAGGAAAGAAATACCCGAGAAAGAGTGTCTATTTTCATAAACATATTTCTCAACCTCATCCCAATCATCTACGATAATTGTATTTGAAACGTTATGACGAACACCTTCATCTGCACAGAGGTCTTCGTTAGTTCCTTCTACGACCCAATACTTCTGTGCCTTACGAACGAGTTCAAGGTGTTTAACACCAAGCAAGTCGTCTTTAAACATAGAACCGAACTTCGGTACGATAGGGAAGGAAATCACAACGTCTGTACCATTCGCTGACCAAACGGATTCCTCAACCATATGAGGATTAGCACGAATAATTGCCTGAGTAATCTCAGACTCTTTGTTCATCTGGATATTACGAATGTACATGGGTGAATGCTCGGCATGAATCCCTGAAGCAGTTTGCAGTAGGACTGAAGCATTACCACTTGGTTTGACGCAAGTAGTGCGAGCAGCAGGATTAATCCCGATGATAGCAGCAACTTCTTTGTTAACTTTCTTAACAATGTTCGCACCTTTCTTTAGAACCTTCGTATCAAATAATACATCTGGATTATTCATCCAACCTGTAATTGATACACCCAAGAGTGCTTCACGGTCAAAGATTTTTTTAGATACAGGACTTAGGAATTTAAAGTCAGTGTATCCTGCTTGCAACGTCCCAAGGATAGCACCTGCACGACATGCTTTATAGAAGTCTTCTTCAGTCGTACACATACCGCCATTGATCTCAGTAAGATTACAACCTTGCCAACCTGATTCGCCATCCAGTTGCGGATACATGCCAATCTCAACACATGGGTTAGTAGTATGCTCTTTTGATGTTGTAAAATAAAATCCTGGTTCACCGAACGACTTAACGGACTCCATAATTTTTGAGAACATCTCAGGAGTCGCTTCATCACGAACAATAACGGCAGAGTTATTTGAACGACCACGTTGTGGGTTATCCATAAACCAGTTACCAGTCTTTGCGTTCATCATTTCATCATCTTCTGGTGAGAAGAGACAAATAGTTGCTGAGCGACGTACACCGCCAGACAAAACAGCGTCTGCTGCGTGCATACAAATATCATAGACAGTAATCGGACGCAGTGATACTGGATCCTTAGAATCCATCACCATGCCTTGCAACATATGCTCAATCTTGTCTAATGATTTACGCAGACCCTCTGGTCCTGGTGCTTTAAACCCACCGCTGATCTTTGCCCCTTTCGGACGGATATTCGACAGATCAAAAAATACTCTACGACCTTCGTAGTCTGGATGTTTACCACCACCGATCATATATGATGACATCAACACGTCAAGTGCGGACGCCCAACCTTCAATAGAATCTTCTACGATATAACCTTTTGCTTGCTTTGTACGTTGGTGGATTTTTGGTAGTTTAGCAACATGATGCTCTTGTACTGAGAACCCAGCACCTGCACCACAAAGTAGGATATAAAAAAATTCACCGAAGAACGCAGGACGATCTGCGTATGATGATGTGCAGTTGTACATACGCATCTGATGCTTCTTCAGTTGTTCTCCCCCGAACTGAAGCGCACGTTGTGCACCCAACACTCTCTGCTCTTTATAAGCAGTTCTTGCTTCTTCGATATACTTAGTTAATTCTTCTGTATGCTCCGAATAATTTTCTTCGTGCATAGATAAGACACGGTCTACTGCTTCATCCCAAGTTTCATAAGAACCATCTTCTTCTTTGAAACGTGAGTATCCGTCATAAAATTTAGTTTCGGATAAAAACTCTCTCGTGTCTGCAAACCGATTTTGCATACGCTGTGCCTTTCTAATTAAGGATTGTTTTCTTTAGGTGATATTATATAGTAAAATAGGAATTTAGTAAACCCCTATTTTGAACTATTTTTAGAAATAAATTATTTTTTTCTTGCTTTTTCTATCGCTCGACTACCGAACCAAAATGAGATGATTGCAGCAAAGATTGCCTTAGTATCATCATCCCATAGCAAGTTGATCGCTTCTGAGAAGTCAGTTCCCTTGTCAATCGCTTCAAGTAATAAAGTTACTTCGATAACGCAGAATAGACCGAAAAAAGCATATGTGATGACTGGTCGTACAGACTTTTGAAGTCCTGTGATAATTCCATTACCCTGATTGATAGCAATGTCATGCTGAATCAATCGTTCATGTTCTTTATCTGCACCCATAGTATTATACATCTTTAGATCGAACTCAAGACCTTCTTTTTTCAGTTCTGCCATTAGACGCATTTTGTCAAGTTCAAGTTTACGATCTTCTTTTTTTGCAAAGTGATCGGTGATTGCTGGAACAGCAGAACCTGCGAATCCCAGCAGTGATCCTAATAGTGAAAGCATAATTTCTCCTTATATAACATATCTGACTACAACGATTCCAGATCCACCTGTACCGCCAGTAACCGTGGTGCTCTGAGAAGAAGCACCGCCTCCACCACCGCCTGTGTTTGTTGAACCATTTACGCCATTAGAGTTATCGGAACCTGCGGAACCCCCACCACCGTTGCCTCCAGATGCAGGAGTTTTACTAGACTGGCCAGCGTGACCTCCACCGCCACCTCCAGCATAGTATACATTTGATCCAGTGCGATAGTTATTCTGAGCACCTACACCACCGTTGCCGCCTGATCCATTTGAACTACCGTCGCCACCTTGACCGCCAGCACCACCGCCACCACCGCAGGAGGTTGTTCCATTTGATTGTCCAGTGCCTGCTTGCAGTCCCCCAGCACTACCGTATGTTCCGCCAGATGCTCTACTGGTACCAGTATTGTTGTGCAGACCACCAGCACCACCGTTACCACCACCAGAAGCATTACCATTTGCTCTACCAACTATGTCGTAGTAAGAGGTTCCTCCACCTCCACCATTAGCAGTATATCCAAATGCTGTAGTATTTGAACCATTACTACCGTCTTGTGCTCCATACGAACCATTCGATCTTGATGTTACGCCAGGAGATCCAACACCACCTGCGCCACCATTTCCAACTACGATAGAATATGTTTGAGCAGTGATTGTGTGACTTGCTATCTGTCTAAAGGCACCAGCACCTCCACCACCTCCAGCAGCACCGACGGCAAAACCACCGCCACCACCGCCTCCTCCGCCAACCAGCAGAAGCGCAATCGTATCATCATCACCGAGAGTTGATACAGTGAAGTTTGTTGTTCCAGACAAGAATGAGTGAACTCTATAGTCAACACCACCACTTGAGTATTCTGTTATCGTACCGCCAGTTGCTACAGTATATGTGGCAAAGTTATAATTAATCGTCACTGCCTTTGAAACAAAACTAATTCCATCAGACCACTTGAATGTATAAATGAAATCATTCTGGTCTGAGTCAGTAAGATCTCCCGCTGTAACGGATGCCCCAATACTATCTTGAGACTTTGGAGTAAATGTAAATACAGATGAGTCACGTGTGATATCAACCAAGAACGCTGCGGAGTCAGATGCAGAACTTTGATGCAAAAGATTGTTATCAGAATTATCTGAATCACGTGCCTTTGCTCTAATGATTAATGGTGTTGCCGAATCTTCTATAGTATAAGTGGTTAATGGTTCTGAATCCCAATATGGTGCCTGATTAATCAGAGCAACATTATACCACCCTGATCCATTAGAAATATACAAGCGACCTGAAGATTCAATCCATGCCTGATCACCTGAGGTCAGACCAGTAGTCGGTAAAGAATCAACAGAATTGTATACAGTTATACCTACACCTTCACCATCACCCTCAATTTCGAGTGCTGAGTTATCTGTATTCGTTTCCTCAGTCTTACCGAGAAACTTTGCAATATCTCTAATACGACTCATTGAATACCCTTTTGAGTATAATAGTCACGGAACCGTTTTAAGAGTAACGGTTGCCCCTTTTTCTTTCTACGATCATGTACTCTGCTTGTCTTATATCTCGGACCCATAGCAGTGTCTGCAGGATTTGGAATAGACGCAGTCGTAGTATCTTCTGATGCTGCATCCATTTGATCTTGCGTCGGAGCACCCTTCTCTCCTTTTTTACGCATACGTTCCCCCGAACCTCTTTTGATTCGTTCACGTTTTTTTCTTATATTATCCCATAAACCTTCGTTCATTTGTAAATCTCGCTGATGGTAAAATAGACTTTTTGGTTTGTCTTTATGTGTGTCGCTTCATATACGTCAACACCGAATACATCACCAACTGGATATGAATCATCGTTCACACGGATTTGATCTTTTGACCTCACAAGTTCTTCAAAAGAACTGTTGACAATTTTAGTTTCTTTTAATTTATAAATCCCAGGAGATAGTTGTTTATCTTCTAGTACGAACCACTGGTTATGCTCATTTAAAAAATCTAATACATCGATGTCGCACTTCTCACATATTTCTGCGAGTCGTGTGTCGTCGAGTTTGTACTTCTCTTTGATAAGGAATAGAGCGGCAGCGAAAGAACCAAGTTTTGATCCCCCTCCTGGTACTTTACCGAGCAACCGTTTAACATTAGCAGCAAGGCGAATAAAGGGAGTATATGAAGACTTTTTAGAATCCGTGTCCAATTTAACGTCCTTGATCCGTTTACCGTTTTCATCAATAATGCCCTCTTTATATGCGTCCCAACTCTTCCAATCTAAAACTAACATTCTTATGAATCTGAACGTGTAAGCGAGGTCTGCTGCTCTTTTAACTAATCCCATTATATTTTCCTAAGAACCTCTACTGCGTTTTTATCCATCTTTATGCCAGTGTACTGGTCGTTTGTTATATATTTTAAGAACACCAAAAACGGTTTAATAACTTCCCATTGATCCTCTTCTAGTTTGACTTCTAGCATTTTAAGTGATGCTTCGATTCCAAACACATTAAAAATAATTATTAAGTGGTTGAGAATCAATCTTTCAGATAACTGCCCACCGTCAAGATAACGATTCACCAACCTCTTAACATACTTGAATCTTTTCAAGTCCTCGTGAAATTCTTCTATATCAGAAAAACGAGGATTATAATAATGTTTTGCTGCATAAAGCAGAATATTTTTTTCATTCAAATCCATAACGAAATTATATAGGGTTTATTCTTCCCACTCAATAACTTCGTTCAACTGTTCGATCAGGGTTTCTTTAGTATGGCGACGATCAAGTTCGATACCATACTCACGACCGAGTTCTTCAAGTTCAAGTTTAGTCATATTTTCAAGATCGAGTTCCACATAATGCTCTTCTACGAACTCTTCTACATTTGTAGGTGCTTCAAACAAAGGTTCTGGAGTTGCTGTAGTAACAACTGCCTTACCAAAATATTCATCAAGTTGCTCTTGAGATATTTTTTGTGCTTTCAAAAGTTCCTTTGTCTTAGGATTGACCCAACCACGTGCAGTTGGGATCGCACCTTTCGCCCATGCTGGAGGATTAATTGCCATTCTTCATTCCTTTATATGCTGCTGCGATAGCATTTACAACCTTTTGGTCACCAGAACGAACCTGATCACCACCGTTACGACCTGCTGCTGGTTTTGTTACCCGACCTGCTTTAGATGCATCATCATGACCTTTTTTTACATCTTCAACTTCTTTCGGTTGATTAACCATATCCTTCGCACCTTTACCCTTCAACTTATCATCCATAGTTTCAGGTTCAGTTGCTCCAGCAGTATGACTCTTTTCAGCAAGAACTGATTTCAGTGCTGCACGAATACGAGACTCTTCTACTTTATTTTCAGGTGCCATGGTATGAGTGCTATGAGGTGCTTTCACGCCATGCCTGTCCATATGCCGTTTGATATTTTTTCCATCATAATATGGGTGATTAACTTTTCCATCTTTGTTGTGCCAGTTAGTATCTTTTGTTTTCTTTTTCAAAATTTCGACTGCTTTATCAACATCTTCTTTCTGAGTTTCTTTATCCAAATTTGGATTCATAGTAACATCACCCTCTTTATCCTTTGAATTTTTTGTGATCGCTTTGCGACGCTTATGTAGATACTTATCTGTGCTATCTACATCACCATCGTTGTCGATATCTTTATCTTTACGATCCTTATGCTTACCTTTTAATTCATCTTTATCTACAGGATCTAGTTTCTTTTCTTGGATCTCTTTATATGCCTGACCCACTGCGTCAATATACTTGGACATTTTTTTCTCCTTACATCCACATGTGGGCAACATACGTCCCAACAGCAGCAACAACTGCTGCATATACAATTTTATTTATAAGGTTGACGGTTCTTGCATTATCATCAACCTTAACCTGTAATTCGTCTATCTTTACTGACAACCTATTCATCCGTTCAAATGCACGATCATGATCCTCTTTCAGACCTGAAAGTTTTTCTTCAAAACTTGCCATATTGATCATTACATCTGTCAGTCTGTCGAGTTTTTCTTCGATCCTGTCAAGTCTGGTATTTGTATCCATTTTAGTTATCCACCTTAGAACCCGCACGCCACTGGTAGCAAGACCAATAACGTGCTTTCCACTTTGGTCCTGGGTTGTCGCAACCGTGCCTTGCTCTAAACGATTTACGTCGAGCAGGATCGTCACGTTTGATTTCCATGTTCGGATCACCGAAACCAAGTTTGATAATATTCCCTTTTTCGTTTCGAACA